TGCGGAGCGCCCGGCTCGGGTGGCTGGGCAGGCGGCGGCTGGTGCTCCTGTCGTCCGAACCGTTGGACAAAGCGATGTAGTCGTCATTGAGCAGGTCGGTGCCTATGGCGCGGTCCGTGAGGTGCCCGTGCCGACGCATGAGGACCCGTTGGAGTCCGCGCGTTGGCGTCTTCACCGGACACGTGCCGCGCTCATTGTCGCCTCGCCACGGGATATTGCCGGGTTGATGGCGGCTGAACGTGAGGACGTGGCAGAGATTGCCCGGCTGACGGAGACGGCGAAGCCGAAGGTGAGTGCCTTGGATGAGCTGGCGGCTCGTAGGAAGCGCCGCATCGAAGAGGCGCAGGCTGTTTAGGGTGGAGGTGAGGCTCTGTGGCTGAGAATGGTCAGCTGATGGGGTCTCAGACACCTCGCATTGACGTCACGCCGCTGTATTTCACCTCTGCCGGTGATGATGCGGTGGATCTGGCGGCTGTTGCGGGCCTGCATTTGGACCCCTGGCAGCAGCATGTGCTCCGTGGCGCGCTTGGTGAGCGTGTGGACGGGCGATGGAAGGCGTTCGAGGTCGGCCTTATTGTTCCTCGCCAGAACGGTAAGGGCTCGATTCTTGAGGCGCGTGAGCTTGCGGGCATGTTTTTGTTCGGCGAGCGGCTGATTCTTCACTCTGCGCACCTGTTCGGGACGGCTGTTGAGCATCAGCAGCGTTTGGAGTCGCTGATTCGCGGGTCCGAGCTGGTCGAGTACATGCAGGGATATGTCGGCGACCCGCAGGGGAAGATGTCAGGCATCAAAACCGGTAACAGCGGCATGTCCTTGACGACTGCGAGCGGTAGCCGCGTCCTGTTTAAGGCGCGTAGTCGCGGTTCGGCGCGTGGATTCACCGCCGACCTGGTTGTTTTTGATGAGGCTTATGATTTGCCGCGTTCTGTTCAGGCTTCGATGCTGCCGACACTGGCCTCGAAGAGTTTGAATGAGTCCCCGCAGATCTGGTACGCCTCGTCTGCTGGTATGCCTGACTCTGAGGTGCTGAAAAGTATCCGTGATAGGGCGCTCTCACCTGCTGAGGAGACGAAGCTGGCGTTCTATGAATGGTCAACAGCCGAGGACGCTGATCCGGCTGACCCGGCGAACTGGGCGCTGGCAAATCCGGCGCTCGGTCGGCGCATTTCGGCTGAGTATGTGGATTCGGAGCGCCGTGCGATGAGTGATGAGCATTTCAAGCGTGAGAGGCTTGGTATTTGGTCGAAGGTTGGTTCTTCGTCGGCGATTCCTGCTGATTTTTGGGCTCAGTGCCTCGATACGGAGTCCCGTTCGGGTGTTGAGGTTGCGTTCGGTGTGGATGTCACGCCTTTGCGTGACGTGGCGACGATTGCTGCAGCGTCACGCCGGGCTGATGGGAACGTCCATATTGAGGTTGTGGATAGGCGTACTGGTACGGATTGGGTGCCGGCGCGTCTGGAGGAGCTGAAGCGTAAGTGGAAGCCTGCGGCGATGGTTTATACGGCGGCGTCGCAGGCTACTGAGGTGCTTGCGGCGTCCCCGAAGCTGAAGCGGATGACTACTGGTCTTGACCATCGAACCTATATGCAGGCGTGTGGCGCGTTTTATGAGGCGCTGGGGCGTGCTCAGGTGCGTCACACCGGGCAGGAGGAGCTGGATGCTGCTGTGCAGGCTTGCCGCCGTTCTAAAGGTGGTAGCGAGTTATGGAGCTGGACGCGTGACAACCGAAGCGAAGATATTTCGCCTCTGGTGGCGTGCACTCTTGCGTTCCATGGACTAACTGAGAAGGACAAGAAGGGAGGCAACCAATGGGCCGTGTTGTAAAGAACCCGGCGAAATGGGAGGCCTACTACAACGGCACTGCAAGGCTTGACGCTATTGGCGTGTCCCTGCCTCCTGACGTTCGCGTCCTCGAAATGCAGGTCGGCTGGCCGAAGCTCGCTGTGGACGTACTCGTTGAGTCTTTGGTGCTTGATGGGTTCTCGATTTCGCGTCATGGCGGTCAGGATGAAGCCCCTGAGCAGTTGAATAGGATTCTGCAGGCGAATAATTTCCGTACCAAGCTGACGTTGGCGCTGACGGAGGCTCTGGTCTCCGGTGCGGCGTTCATGGTCGTTGGTGGTGGCTCTGACCCGTTTATCCCTCACATTTCGGTGCATAAGGGTGATGAGTTTGAGCTGAGGAAGGACGCTACGGGCCGCCTGGTGCAGGCGGTGCAGACGTACCGTGACGGTTTTGACACGTTCCGGGCGGTTTATGAGCATGGTGTGACTAGATTCTATTCAACTCGTGACGGTTTCGAGGTTCTCACCCATATCGACGAGCATGGCTTCGATGGTATCCCCGTTATCCCGTTTGTGAATCAGATTCGCCTGGGTGAAGAGGGTCGAAGCGAGATTGAAGAGATCCATAAGCTGTGTGACGCGGCGGCTCGTACTTTGACGAACTTGCAGGTCGCTCAGGAGCTCCTCTCGATGCCGGTTCGCTACCTTTTTGGCGATGGCGTGGAGGAAATGTTCTTAGATGAGGACGGTAATCCGCAGCAGAGCCGCCTCGAAGCCTATTTCGGCAGGTTCCTTGTTGGCCCGTCCGGTTCGCAGACCGGCTCAGTGCCGGGTGCTGACCTGACTCAGCTACTGAATACCTTCAAGACCTATGCGTTGCAGGTTGCGTCGCAGACGGGCATCCCGCCGTTCATGCTGGGTGTCTCTACGGAGTCGAATCCCGCGTCTGCGGAGGCGATGCGAAGCGCGAAAGACCGCCTCATCACGAAGGCGGAGTTGAAGCAGTCGATTTTTGGTGACGCTGTGGAAGATTTGGCTCGCTGTGTCCTGGCGGTCGCCGGTGTGGACACTGAGGGGCTGGAAACTCTGGAGGCGCGTTGGCGTGACCCCGCGGTTATCTCGCTCAGCTCCCGCAACGCGCTCATGTTGCAGGCGCAGGCGCAGGGTGTCGTCTCGTCTGAGACCGTCCGCGAGTTCATGGGTTTGTCGCCGGAGCAGTTGAAGCGTGACCGTGCGTTGGACCGTCGTTTGGCGGTGTCGGTGGGAGACCCCGTCTACTAAAGGAGGCGCTGCATGCTTGATGATCTCGCTGCGGCGTATGCTCAGGCGCTCGCCTCAATTGGCGGTGCGTTTGTGGAGGCTTTCACTGATCTGCTGTCTGCGTTTGACCTGTCAGACCGGGCATCAGCTGAGAGGCTGATTCCTGCGGCGCACCGTGTAATCCAGCGGCACCGCCGTCAGGCGGTCGAAGCCGCTAACGATTACTTGGATGCGTCCGCGGCGCCGTTTGGTGCGCTCGCGTATCATCCTGCGGCTGAGTCCTATACCGTTCAGGCGGTCAGGAAGCTATTTCGTGAGAATCAAGGAGCAACACCTGAGCAGCTGGCTGCTGCGGCGCGGCGTCATGTGGTGATGGCTGGCCGCAGGCAGGTGATGCGGTCTGTCCTGGATGGCGAGTTCGATGAGTTTGCGTCTGAGGATGAGCGTGAGCGTCATGAGCGTGGGTCGGTCACGTTGGAGGGCTTCGATGAGGCTCTGGCGGCGGTGAATGATTCAGCTGATGAGGCTCTGCGTCGGGCAGAGGCGGAGGCAGATAATGCTGATGCTGATTCTGAGCTTCCTCGCCTTCGTCCAGTTGGTTGGGCGCGTGTTCTGCAGGGGCGCTGGTCTTGCGGGTTCTGTATCATGCTTGCCGCTCGCGGCGCGGTTTATTCGTCTGCTGATGCGGCACAGCTCGTAGCTGCTGAGGCTGGCAAGAAATCTCGTGAAGGGGGCTTCCTCTCGCGTCGTGCGAGAACTGAGCTGCGGAAGAGGAACCCGAGAGCGTTCCATGAGCATTGCGACTGCATTGTGGTGCCTGTTTTTGATCCTGAGAATTGGTCGGGGCGGGCTGAGCAGCAGCGGTTGGCGAAGTTTTATCGGGAGACGGTTGAGAAGGAAGACCGTAAGTATGAGGCAGACCCAGAGGGGTATGAGCCAGTCAAGATCTCGACAGTGCTATCGCGTGAGGCTGAGGCGTGGCAGGAGGCTGAGCGGCTTGATGGTAAAGGCGAGCAGGTGGACCCGAAGTATTATGGGTCTCTTGCTTCTGAGATTCCTGATGGTGAGAGGCTGTACGGTCATGAGCTGTTGTTCTTGCTGAGGTTTGAGGCGTTGGGGAATAAGGTTCGGTGGATTGAACGACCGGCACCTGATAAAGACGGCGCGATGAAGCCCAGCAACGATTTTATTTGGCTGAATAATGGCGAACTGATTAGTGAGCTGAAATCCTCAAAGAACAAGTACTCGACAATTAAAACCCGAATTTCTGATGCGGTTAGGAAAGCTGAGGCACAGGGGGTTCAGAAGAAGAACTTCGTGGTTGATTTGGGAAACAAGTATTTGGACCAAAAATTGGAGAGGCAACTGCGAATGTACAATGTACGCAATCCTCAAGCCCCTATTAAAAATTTGTACGTTATGCACTCTCGGGGACAATATTTAACCCCCATTCAGCTTGAATCCAACAAGGACGGTTGATAGACTGTAGGTAAGGAGTTAGACAATTCCCCTGCAACCCTGAGCCTCACCTATTGGTGCGGCAATAATGCTTGGGCGGCCGCGGCTTTTATGCTTCGGTCTAGAGGACCGTTCGGGGGCGTCACTGGCTAGCTCCTTATAACTTTTGTGAAAGGCATCCTGCTAAGTGGCAGGGTGCCTTTTGCTATACCCGAAAGGAACAAAGATGAGCGAAGCACTTACCCCTGAGGCAAAGGTTGAAGAGACCACCGAAACTACACCTCCGTGGGAACGTGACGGCGAGACCTTCGACCCCGAACGCGCCTGGAAGCTGGTTCAGAATCTGAAGGCTGAGCTGGCGTCGGTGAAGGCGAAGCAGGCAGAGGCTCCTAAGCCTACTGCTGCTGAAGAGCCTGCGCCGGAACCCGAGGATAAGCCCACTGAGGCAGAGGCTCCTGAGCCGCAGGATGACTCTGCCGCCCAGATCGCGTCCCTGCAGGCTGAGCTGGCACGCGTCAAGGCGCTCGCCGCAGTCGGCCTGTCCCAAGACTTCGCGCCCTTCGTGCCGGGTGCGACCAGCGAGGAAATCGAGACGAACCTCGCAACTCTGCAGAAGCTCATCAGTGATGCCGCAAATGAGAAGACCGAGGCGGTCCTCGCGGCGGCTCCGAAGAGCCGAGGCATGGCGCCGAACCCCGCACAGCACGCGGCACCGGCACGTGATGCCTATGAAGAGGCAGCAGAGATTATCTTCGGCTAAACGCCCCTAATATTTGAGCCCTTACCGAGACGGTGAGGGCTTTTTCGTACCCCAAACTTGATTGGAGACCCAAATATGAGCGCAACCGCGACTCTTGAAACCTTTAAGACTGGCGGTATCCTGCCGCAGTCGTTCGCCCGCAACATCATCGGCCGAGTCTCTGAAGGCTCCGTCGTTCAGAAGCTTGCCGGCACCACCCCTATCCCGATTACCGGCACCACTATCTCCGTTCAGACCTCCCAGCCGCAGGCTGGCGTGGTCGGTGAAGGCCAGGCGAAGCCCGTGACCAACATGGGCGTGACCTCAAAGACCATCAAGCCCATCAAGGTTGCGGCGCTGATGTACTGGAGCATGGAGGCGCGTCAGGCTGATCAGTCCGGCTACTTGAAGCTTCTGGAGCAGGAGGCAGCCGCGGCGATCACCCGCGCGTTCGACCTCGCTATCCTGCACGGCAAGAACGCGATCAATGGTCAGACTATTACCGGTGTTGAGTACGTCAACCAGACCACCAACCGTATTGAGCTGGGTGCAACCGCTAAGGATAAGGGCGGCCTGACTTCTGAGCTTCTGGCTGGCGCGGATCTGGTGAACCTGAACGAGAACTTCGATTTTGACCTGGACGGCTTCGCAGCAGACAAGTCGTTTAAGTCCCGTATCTACGGTGCAACCGACACCCTCGGCCGCCCCATCTACAGCGATAGCGTGAACCTGAAGGACAACCTGGGTACCCTGCTGGGTCTGCCCGTCTCCTATGGTCGTGCTGTCTCCGGTAAGGTTGGCGCATCCGCAGACACCAAGGTTCGTGCCTTCGGTGGTGACTGGTCCGCGCTCAAGTACGGCTTCGTGGATAAGATTTCTATTCGCCGTACCGACCAGGCGACCATCAACGATGGCGGCACCCAGGTTAACCTGTGGCAGAACAACATGGAAGCAATGCTGGTGGAGGCTCAGTTCGGCTGGGTCATCACCGACAAGTCCGCGTTCGTCGCATACGAAGACAAGGTCGCTGACCTGAAGTAATCGGGTCGCTGGTAGAGAGGGGAGGCGTGCATGGTGAGTGATTCACCGACTATTGCGACGGCTGACGATGTGAAGGCTGCGCTCCGCAGGGAGTTTCGCGGTGACGAAGAATCCTACATTGCCTCCCTGCTCTCCAAGGCGGAGAACCTCATCCGCGTCCGCTATAAGAGACTGGATGAGCTGGTTCTTGATGAGGTCGTATTCAACCTGGTCAAGAATATCGAGGCTGAGGCGGTAGCCCGCGTCCTTCGTGCGGATGATGGCGGCATTTATAAGTCTGAGACGGAAGACGGGTACTCGTACCAGCTGAACTATATGGTCGCGTCCGGTCTTTTGGACATTCTGGAGAAGGACTGGAAGAACCTCGCACAGGCAACGGGAACCGGCAGGTACCGGACCGTTGCTCCTGCGACCGATTGTTATGCTGCGGCACGGTACAGTGGGCGCGCTGCTGCGGGGCCGTGGCAGTTTCAGTACGGGTGGCCTGGGCAGGATTCATTCTCGTCCCGCCGGTACCTTTAGGGAGTGGCATGAGCAGGATTCGTAAAGGCCTCCATACCGTCATCGTCTACCCACGCATCCACAGTGCGGATGCGTATGGTGACGTGGTGGAGACGCTGGGGGCGGGGGTCCCCGTTCAGTGTAATGTCCAGCCGTCGAGTGCGAACGAGGTTCTCGACCTGCCTGGCGGGCTCACCCCAACCAGCGTTTACCGGATCAAGTACTGGCCGGGGGAGCATGGCGGCGCGCCGTGGCCAGGCACATCAGATTCTCTCATCGAGATTGACGGACAGAGATTCGAGCAGCGCGGCGAACCGCAGATCTCTCGGATGTCCTCAACCACAGGGCACGTCAAGGTGCTTGCCGTGGCGTACACGCAAGGCAGGGGAGGGGGAGCCAATGTCATGGGTTGAATCTGACATCGAGCTCGAGGTGGCGCGGCAGGCATCGCGCACCCCTGAGTTCGCCGCCG